GTTGGATTATAGTTGCAAGTTTGATAAGTTGTTCATCATTCTTTACACCTATTTCCATATACTCCTTAATCATAGGTACAATAAGAGTAGCGTCTCCAATGTTTTCAATAAGAGGTTTTAGTTCACCAATTAATCCTTTGACTTGATTTCTAGTATTAGTAGAATTAGAATGTATCTCAGAAAATAAATCTGATAGAGTCTTTCCGTCGAATATTTCTTTATCTAAACTCATTAGTTTTCTTTTATATAAATAGACTAACGTAATTTATTGACGATATGACCGTTTTCGTATAAGGTTATATACTTTGAATAAAAATCATCTTTGAGGGTTGTAACTACTCGAGTTAGTAGTGGGGTTTCGCAATTTGTAATCTCCCGTATGTATATGTAAAGTGCTTTTTTTCTAAATATTTCTATATCATTCCTTGTTTTAAATATAGTAAGAACAGCATCTGCTATCTTCTTTTCTACGTCTTTAGCAAACATTTCATCTAACTCATCATACATCTTTATAACCCACCTGTCTATAAAGTCACTTAGTGTGATTGTATGTTTTGATGTTTCCTGTACGTCAAAAGAATCGTCATCATAGGAATCCTCAATATCTGAAAATTGGCCGATTTTTTTAAGCTTCTTATAATTTTTATTGTTGTAATTGATAAGCCAACGTTTCACAATAGTACCAAAATACGAGTATGCTTTTGCACCATTGGTTGGGTCAAATTTCATTATTTTTTGCTCAAGTAGTATAGAAACTATTTCATGCTTTAAATTCTCTATTTGATCAACATCTGTGTAGTAAAACTTAAAAGTATGTATAATATTTTCTGCTAACTTGTAAAAAGGGAAGTATATATGTTCCGTAAATATTTTATTACGGTAGTTATCATCCGTCGAATTGTTGTATTTCACTATATACTCTTCAGTCTCTGAAGTAAAGTAATTAGCTTTGCTTTTTTTTCTGGGCATTTGTAAATCGGTCTAGTTCGTTTTGAACTTGTTTCATTTGTTCGAAAAAATAACCGACCTCATCATCTGATTCAAAAACCCCACGTTCATCAAGACTTTTAAGGTGCATTTGTGAATCTACTATTGTTGATTGGATATCTTCCAATGTTTTTTGTAAATTTTCTACTTCGTCTTCGTATTTTTCAACTTTTATTAGTAGATTCCTTAAAATATAAGTGAAAAGTACCAGGATACCAACTGCCCCTGCTGAAATAATATAAAAAGTAGTGGTAGAAACAACCATTCTATAAGTTTTTCAAGGTGTTGGCCAAAGAATCTGAAGAATTTACTCTTTTACCTGTTGTTGACTGTGTTTTTTGTACTGTAGGTTGGGTGGAACCACCGTTTCTCTTCCACATATCGTATTCCACCTTGGAAGCAAGAAAATCTGCACTGTGTAGAACTGATATAATCGATGTTTTTTGACGAGAACTTTCTTGATAACTAAAAAAGTAAGCTTTATTAGCTTCATCAAACACTCCGTCATGTAATCTTATAGCTAAAAACTCTTTTTGACTAACTGGAATACCGAATTTCTGTAGTACAAACAGGGAACGGTCTGGAATAAGCATAAAATCTAAGTCTGAGTTGTTAGTATACATCTCTGATAGTTTATCTTGACGCCATTTATCGGTCTGAGGTAGGTAATTTACTTTTTCTCCATCACCTAGCTTACCTAAATCGTGAAATAATGCGGCAAAGACTAGTTCTTCCTCGGTGTAATCTACTGTTCCACCCATCTCCTTGTATAACCTTGACTGCTTTACCGCATATTCCACTACTCTATTAACATGGTCAACATAACCACCTTGAAAAGCATTATGGTACCAAGACTTTCCACTAGCAGGAGCTAATGCATAATCTTCTTGATACGAATCTATCATAGATAAAACCTTATCCTTACGTTCGGTAATATAAGTTTCAACTATTTTTAAGTGTTTTTCGTAGTTCTTTTGGATGTTCTCCTTTGACAATGCCATATTAGATTATATTTATTTAATTATTAATATATATTTATATACTTATATATTATCTTATATCCTATATTTTATATATTATAATAATATAAATTAAGATAATAATAATTTTTTTAAGAATCAACTATTCCACAATAAACTTTTCAAAATAATCTTCCTTTAACACGGAATAAGACCCTGCCTCCCATAAAACCCTCATTGCAACCGTAATCGTATCTCCAATCATTTGTGGTATAAATGGACCTAATACACGTCTACTGGTTAACTTATCTCCTGACTGTCTAAAGTAAATACCTGTAGATTGTGCTATATTGACTTCTATACCTGCAAACTGGGTAAGTGATATGTCTACAAATTGATCCGGAAGTGGATTACCTTCTTGGGTATATAGACCGGTGAACGGTTTAAATAAAGGTACGGTCATGACTAATGTATCACCAATCACCCAAGAGGTATCACTATCAAATCTTGCTTCAACTACTGATTCACCGTTGTATCTCAACTGTTCAACGATAGGACTTGCTTCAACATCGATTATAAAGTAAGGTAAATATTGTCTACTCCAATCTAACGGTATATGATAATAACCGTTTTCATCAGCTTGAGTAGGAAATATCATTCTAGCATCACAATCTCCGGTGGTGCACGTATCGATAGGAAGAGGGTCTATAGTACATGAAAAGACGCTCGCCGCAGCGCAAAAAAGCGCAAGCTGCCTCGCAATTTTTATTCTAAACATAACTTAAATATATATCGTTAATCTCCTCTTGGACCTCCCCTACCATTTTACTCACTTGTTCTACCGTAGTATCTCCTGTCACATAACCTTCAGTATCATTAAGAGTAATATATAGTGTTATATTATCATATAAGGCTGGTGTTCTTAATACGATTGTATTATCATCTTCTACGTCATGAACTGAAGTAGGATATCTGAATGTTAATCGTTCTAAGACGAGGTCTCTTATCTGAGGTAAGTCGGTAGACTTTGAATATGACTTCATTTTATTTATTTTATTTTTTGAGCAGACTTTTGTTAAAGAAGTGTCTGCAACTCCTATCACTCATTTGTCTCACAGTATAATTGTCTAGAATTTTATGCTGCTTGATCAAATAAGCTCAATTGTATATTTTTATTATCAATCTTATAAGCATTTTGAATCTTTCTTGTAGGTAAGAACTTATTACTGCTCCAATCTAATACCTCTCCATCTTTAACAGTTAAAGCATGATTGGCTACCGTTACCAAATAAGTACCTTTAGGGTGACTCTCTATAAAGCTTTTAAGAGTTTTCTTTCTCCATACTATATCTCCATATAACTTATATTTGTTCTTAGTATGAGTTTTACCTAACACTGTAACGCTATACGTTTTATTACCTATAGTCATTCCTTTTTCCTCATAATTGAACATTTGAGCTATAATATTCTCAGTAGGAGTACCTTTTTTATCAGGTCTACCAAAGTTAACTTTAGCTTTTTCATGAGCTACTTCATAAGCACTACCGGTAGCAACCGCTAACGCTCTAACAAAACAGTCATTCTTCTCGTTTTTTGCAAGTTTCGAATTAAAGGACGAATAAGCCTCATTTACATTTAAATACATAACCTTTATTATTAATTTCTATACCTTAATATAGGCATAAATTTTCGGACTCACAACTTTAAATGTGGTTATTTTTACTTAAAAAAGTGTAGTTACTTGCAACTACATACCTATTTTTATTTGACCCATTAGGATGTGATTTATGTTTCAACCTACCACTAAAAATTAACACGTCATTAGTTTGAACCGGTATCTCTATATACTCCTGTGTTATAGGGTTGAGTATCAATAGAGAACTACTTACATCGTTACTATCAACACTAACATACCCTGAAGATACTACAGTACTGTCTAAATGACTATGTAAGTTAACAAACGCCCCTGGTGGGTATTCATTTACCCACATTCTATTTAACGTTACTTGTTGGTTAAAAAGGGTGTATATTTGTTCAAGTATGAAACGTTTATACTGTTCCCATAGTGTATTAGTATCTTCTTTTATATCCGGTGTTGAGTTAACTGGAAATAACCTAGTAGAACTTACATTATGCCCTGCAAAATGTGATGGATCTACTACATTTAGGACTTCATTCCACCATTTGGTAAACACACCACCGTAGTCGAAATCAAAGGTCAACTTGTAGACCACATCAGAACCTACGTTATATTGCATTATTTTTGACATTTTGCCTAAATTTTTCCCTATCTAATCTATAAAGATTTTCATA